TGGAGGTCACGACAGGCAGGAATTAGGCCATAGTTTTTTGCGAATGGTCGAGATAAACAACTATCATCCAAAACTCGTCTCAATAACCCCTTTTGATAATGCGACTTGCAAAAGCCACCCATAATGCCCAATGGCCCTGACTCAGACCCAATTAGCCAACGCTCTCGACTCAAATCCAGCGAGCGTGTCCATCTGGAAAAGCCGGGGGATGCCAGTGGACTCGGTGGACGCGGCGAAGGCATGGGTAGCGGCCAACATCCGCCGAAACAAAGGGGCGAGAATCAGCGGGCTGGTCGCCTCGGAAAACCTAGCAATGGGGGCAAAGCCAAGGCTCGACCGCGCAGCCGAGGGGGAGATCCGTCACTACGAGCTATGGAAAGCAGCGGCCAACAGCCAGGACATGAACAGCCGATCAGTGGCCGAGTTGGCCGGGGCGTGGCGCGACAGTCGGAAGGCGGCAGCGCAGGCCGAGCAGGAGCTGGCGGCATTTCTGGCGATGAAGAACGCGACACTCAACAAACAGGAGACGGTGGCAGCGATCCGCTCGCTAGTCTCGGCACTCAGGCAGGATTTCTCGACGTTCCCTTGGGGCCGGCAGGCCACGGAGTTGATGAAGAAGCATCTGGGGACATTGCCCAGCTCCTTGAGCGAGGCGACCGCCACGGCCTAGACTTTGCCTGGGGCGAAGCAAGGGCCGTGACCCTTGAGCCTCCCAAGCTCGGGGTGGTCGAGTGGGCCGAGGACAATCTCAAGCTGTCTGAGCGCATCACCAACAAGCCGGGCAGCTACCTCACAACTCGCACGCCGTATGTGCGCGAGGTGCTGGAATGCTTTGCTGATGACCGAGTGCGCCGGCTGGCCTTGGTCTGGGGGGCTCAGACATCAAAGACCACGGCCATCATAATCGGCATGGCCTACAAGTTAGACAATGACCCTGCGCCCTGTCTCTGGGTCATGCCGTCCACGCACTTGGCTAGATCATTTTCTGAAACGCGGTGGATGCCGCTGATTGACCAAAACCCGACGCTGGCCCGACACAAGGAGCCTGACCCTGACAAGTATAGACTTTTGGAGCAGCACTTTGACCGCATGAGTGTGTGGTTTACGGGCAGCAACTCACCGGCCTCCCTTTCCTCGCGCTCGATTGCCGCGCTTTGCATGGACGAGCTGGACAAATTTCCAGCCAAGGGCGGCAAGGAGTCAGCGCCCTTGCAGTTGGCCGAGGCTCGTGTGGCGACTTACCCGCAGCATATCATCATCACCACCTCGACGCCGACGTATGAAGACGGGGCGATTTGGGAGGAATGGCTCAAAGGCGACCAACGCAAATACTTTGTGCCGTGCGCCGGCTGCGGCGAGGCGTTTGTTTTGGAGTGGGAGACAATCAAATGGTCACAGGAGGCCAAACAAGATTCCGCGTGGAACATGGAGCTTGTCGCGGAGTCGGCGCGATGCCATTGCCCTGCTTGCGACCACGCGCACACCGAGGCCGACAAGGCGCAGATGCTAGAGCGTGGCGAGTGGCGCGCGACTGACTTAGCCGCCGAGCCAGGGCGCAGAAGCTACCACCTATCGTCACTCTACGCTCCGTGGCGCAAGTGGTCAGACCTAGCTGTCAAATTTCTCCAAGACCGCGAGACGCCCGGCGGGTTGCAAGATTTCTACAACCGCGAACTGGCCCTGCCGTGGAAAGCCGCTGGCTCACTAATCACCACGGCCATGATCCGCGAGCGGGTGGACGCATCGCCTCGCTACACCATCGGGGAACCGCCCGAGGGCAAATTGTTGGGCCGCATCATGTCCGTGGACGTTCAACAGACTGAGTTGTGGTGGATCATCCGCGAGCTGCACGAAGACGGGTCGAGCTACCTTGTGGATTACGGGGCCGCAATCGGCTGGGACTTGATCATGGAAAAGTTCCGCCACTACAAATGCTTTAAGGGCGTTGTCGATTCGGGCTATGCGGCCAAGACCCCGGCAGGCGTTTATGATTTTGTGGCCCGCTCGGGTGGCCTATTTTGCGCGGCCAAGGGGCGCACGGTTAGCCAAGGGCTGCGGGAGCCGTGGAAGTTTCAGCAGATTCTTGGGGCCGGCCACAATATCTGGATGCTCCAATTCGACGCCGAGTTTTGGCAGGCGCGTCTCTACCATGACGTGCTTCGCGACGGGCGGGGCAAGTGGTATCTGCCGCGAGACATTGCCAAGGACTATGTGACGCAGTTGCAGGGCGAGGCGCTGGTCGAGAAAGAAGGCGTGGCCAAGTGGACCCGCCTCGGGGAGAACCATTTGGCCGACTGTGAAAAGATGGGGCTTGTGCTGATAGACTCAATCATGTCTCAATTTAATGTAGCAACTCAAAATCCAACATGACCTTCTTACTTTTATGGGCGGTGTTCGGAGTGATCGGATATTTCATCGGCAGCCAAAAGGGACGCTCGACGGAAGGGGTGGTGCTTGGCCTGCTCCTAGGGCCAATCGGCTGGCTGGTGGTTCGCTATGGCCCCGACTTCCGCACCGCCCAGGACAAGACCAAGGCGGTGGAAAAATCGACCAGAATCCGGGTGGCCAAAGACGGGCAGGATTTGGGGCCAATAGACTTGCCAGCGATCAAGCTGCATTTGCGATCCGGCCATCTGACATGGCAGGATTACTACTACGACGAAGACGCTGCCGACTGGGTTGCTCTTGCGTCCTGCCCGCTGCTTTCGTCCTATGGGCAAGCGTTAAGCGAGCAGCCCGTTTCTTGACACACGCCGCGAGTGCGTGACGGACGCCGCCATTTTATCCGAAGTCTTTAGCGCCTCGGAACTCGCCCAGCTCAAAGCCTCTTGCAAGGCGCAGATCCTTTCTGGCGGGGCCAGCCAGGCATTTGTGGTCAGCTCCAGCGTTGGCGGGCGCAGCGTCACGCTTCAGCAAACCTATTCCTGCTGGGATATGCTGGGTCTAATCGAAACAGCCCTCGCCATCAACGCCGGCACAATCGGCAACTCCCGCGTCACGCAAATGCGCTTCCCGAATAGAACATGAAGACCAAATTTGTTGACCGCGTAGCCGCCGCCTTTGGCTTTTCGCGCATGATCGAGGCCGTCAACCACCGCAGCGAAGAGCGCGGGTGGGTTTACGCGCAGGCTCAGGATTCCAAAGTTGACCTTTCCTCCTACGACCGCACCCGCCTTATGGCATTATCGCGCAAGTGTTTCTACAACAACGCGATAGTCAGGGGCGCGGTGCGGGACAAGGCCATGTATTCGGTGGGCAGCGGCATCGGCATCCGCCCGCAAGCCATGTCTGGCGACCAGGCGTGGGATGATGCCGCCGAGCAGTGGTGGGAAAATTGGGCGCGCTCGCCCGAGATCAGCGGGCGGCACGATATGCGCTCGCTTCAAATGCTCGTTTCAGAGGCTATTGACCGCGACGGCGAAATCTTTGCCGTGCTCACGGCCAAGTCAGACGGCGCTCCTGCTGTGCAAATCGTGGAGGCCCACCGCATCGAGTCGCCCGACACGGCGGCTGGCAATGCCGGGGTGGTGGATGGCGTGAAGCTCGACAAGTTCCAGCGCCCGCTGGGCTACTTTATCGGTGAGGGCGACGAATACCCGCGCCGTCACCGCGAAGTCAAAGCCGACGTGATGCTTCACGTCTACGAGCCAGAACGCTCCGACCAAGTGCGCGGCTACCCTGCCATCGGCGTGGCGCTCAACAGCGTTTTGGACCGCGACGAGTTGCTGCGCTTTGAGATGATGGCAGCCAAGGCCGGCAGCAGCATTGGCCTCGTCATCAAAAATTCTACGGGCAACATCGGCGCGGAAGGATTCCTTGGCGACTTTAGCAAGGACAGCAACGGCAACCTGACCCGCGAAAGCATTTTTGGCGGCGGCTTAGTGCCTCGCATGAAAAACTCGGAGGACATTCAAAGTTTTGTGATGAACCGCCCCAATGAGAAGCTCGACAAACACCTTGAGCAATACATTCGGGCAGCGGCCATTGGCCTTGGCCTGCCTTACGAATTTGTCTGGGATACTTCGGCCATCGGCGGCGTGGCGCAGCGGTTTATCATTCAGAAGGCGGCGCGTTGCTTTGCTGCCCGTCAAGATGTGCTGGTCAATGCGTTCCTGTCCAAGCTCTGGCGCTACGCTATCGCCCGCGCCATTTCTCGCCGCGAGCTGCCGATGGTCGCTGGCTGGCAGCAAGTCGGCTGGCAGACCCCGCGCAGCATCACCGTGGACGTGGGCCGCGAGGCGACCGCCCGCCGCGATGATGTGAAAGCGGGCTTGATGACCCTTTCGGATTTCTTTGGCGAGCAGGGCATTGACTGGAAAGAGGCCGTGGCTGAGATTGCCGCCGAGCGCGAGTTTGCTGCCGACCTCGGCGTAATGATTGGCGTGGAGCAGGCGCAGCCGCAGCCGCTCTTGGTTGATGAGCCAGAAGCGCCAGCAGTGGTCGCGCCACAGTTGGAATCTAAGGAAGAGCCAACCGAACTTGCCCTGCCAAAAAAGCGCAAGCGCCTTTACCGCCGCAAGAAGAGCGACAAGCCCACCCCTTGACATGAGGGCAAGCGAGTATGGACTCGCTTAATTTTGAAGGCATCAGCGTGGCAACGGTCGGCCCCGCGCTCGGTCACAGCATGATGGTGGATGACGTAACTCTGTTGCAGGCCGAGGAGGCCGGCAAGGCGGGCAGCCCGGTCAAAGTGTTTGTCGATCACGACGAAAGCATTGATAGCCTCATCGGGTTTCTGTCGAACTTCCGCATCGTCGAAGACCAGCTGCGCGCCGACCTCGATCTGCTCGGCTCGCACCCGCAGGCGGCCTTCTACTCGGAGATTTTGAACAAAGCGCCCAACCGCGTGGGATTTAGCATGACTTTCAGCGGGCAGCCCGACGAGCAAGACGGCAAGCGTTTTGCCAGGGTGGCCGAGCTGGTCAGCGTGGATCTGGTCAGCCGCCCGGCGGCCAATCCTGACGGTGTATTCCGCGCAGGATCGGAGCCAGAGGTAAAAGACAGGATGCACAAAGACTTTCAGCACCCCAAAGTTGACACCACCGCAGTGGGCATGACCGAAAATAATTCTGTCGCTAAAGTTGAGTTCGACGCGCAAGCCGCCATCGAAGCGTTGACCGCTTCGGTTGCCGATCTCAAGTCCACCGTGGACGGCCTAGCCGCTTCGCAAGACGAAACACCCGCTCCTGTGGCCGCTCCCGTTGATTCGGAAATGTCGGTCAAGCTCGACGCGGCTCTTAACAAGCTCTCGGCCCTTGAGGTCGAACTCGCCGCTCGCGGCGACAACGCCATCAGCGGCAACGGTTCTGCCGTTTCTGTCGAAGACGCTTACGCCGCCGGCGACCGCGCCACCAAATTTGAAATCGTTCGCAAGGCTCTCGAAGCCCGCGACTTTTCCCTCATCAGCAAACTCAAATCCAACAAGTAAAACATCATGGCTTCCATCACTGGTCTAAACGACGACATCATCAGTTCAGCGGCGCTCAAAGCGTTCGTTGATTCCCTGCATCCCCTGTCCGCTTTCAGCGTTAACTATAACGCGGAAGCAGCGCGCAAGGGCGAAGTGGTGAGCATCCCGCTCATCTCCTCGATCACCGCCACCACGTTCGCCAACACCTACGAAGGTGCGGACGGCGATGTGACCCTGACGGCCCGCGAAGTCACTATCGACAAGCATTTCTTGTCCACCGTTGATTTCACGGACACCCAGTGGAGCAAGTCCTCGGCCCTCACGCCTCAGATGCTCGCCCAGATTGGCGCAGAGCAGGGCCGTGCGGTTGCCCAGGCGTTCATCAGCGGCGCGTGGGCGATGATCACCACGGCCAACTACGGTGCGATTGCGACCAGCTCGACCATCGCCAGCTTTGGCATGAGTCAGGTCCGCAAGGCGCGCTTGGAGTTGACCAAGGCCAAGGCTCCGATGAATGATCGGGCGC